CCGGCAGCAACAAAGAACCGAATCATCCCGTCAAAAACCGAGGTGATAAAGCTCCAGACGCCGCCGATGACATCGCGTGCCCATCTGAATGGAGTAGCCAGAAAATCGAAGACCGCTCCGCCAATGGTTTTCAATCCATCCAGCAGGGAGACATCTCCGGTCAGTACCTGCCAGACGGAATAGATTATCTTCCCGGCGGCCACAAATGCCTGAGCAATCAGCCGGACCGGTAGCAGAAATTTGTAGATGAATTTGGTGGCATAGATCAGTGAGCCGACGATCACCTTGCCAACCCAGACTACGCTTCTCACAACAATGGCCAGAGCCTTGACAACCATCGTGATATTCCAGACAACGATGCGGAGTGCATAGGCCAGTCCCTGCAGCAGAACACCGGCAACTGTTCCCACCACGGAACCAAACTTTCGCCACGCCGATCCGTCCGCTGAATTGGCCGAGACACCAAATATTTCCACCACCGAGAAGATGGCTTTATAGAGGGTGGCATAGGCTGAGATCATCGCCTTTACGGCTGGTTCGAGAATGGCCCGGATTCGACCGAAGGCGTGTGAGAAGGCTTCCCACAGCCCGGACAGGTATTCACGTACCCGGTAATAGACCTTGAAGACTGTCACGACAAAACCGAGAAGCCCGACCGACTTAAGCCGGTTGGCAAGCTCGGCTGACATCTGGCCGGTGGAGCCGCTCAGGGATGAGATGAGGGTCTTCACGCCCTCGAAGACCAGTTTGATCTTGTTCCACGTTCCGAGAACGATGTCCCGGATTCCTCCGAAGTTTGTCTCCCATGCCCGTTTCAAGAGATAGACCGCCAGCACCACACCGGCAATGGCGGCAGTAACCGGCAAAAAGTAAGTAGCAATGGCAGAACCGACCCCTGCGGCCGATGCGCTGATGGCAATGAACCCGGCCTTGATCGCCGGAAGCATGAGTCCGACCAGACCAACCGCCGAGGTTACCGCACCAGCAACAACCAGCACGGCTCCAAGCGCCATCGAGAGCGTCAAAATCACCCGGGTGACGCCGGGCATGGATTTGGCCAGTTTCTGCAGGAACAGAATGAAGCGGGAAATGCCGTTCATCACCGGAGTGACGACCGGTAATAGCGTGCGGCCCAATATCTCGGTCAGGTTGGACATCTGCTGCCGGATCAATCCAAACTGGGCTCCGATATCCTGATTCATGGCACTGGCCATCTGATTGGTGACGGCTGTCCCGGTTTTCATGGCTGTGCCGACTGACTTGATATTGCTTTCGAGCGATTCCGTTCCGGCCGCCATCTGCAGGAGGAACTTGACCGCCTCGTCGGAGCCGAAGGCTTTCTTCAGCTTCACCTGAGCGGCTGCCTGCGACAAATCCGGGAACTGCTGTTTGATCTCCTGCAAAATGGGAATGACGCCTTTGAGACGGCCGGTTGTATCGGTGAACGAGAGCCCGAGCTGATCACCAGCCTCGGCCGCTTTCATAATGAATGCCTTGTAGAGCGTTCCCGCTTCTGAGCCCGGCATGGTGGTCTGCAACTGACCGAGGATTGCCAGCTGTTCCTGCAGAGGAATATTGTTTGCGGCAGCAACGGCACCGATGTTTTTGATCGCATCGGCCATCTGGGTTCCGTTGGTCTTGAACGATGCCACGGTTTGGGCCATGGCTCCGGAAAAGGCGGTGGCCCATTCCATGTCGGTCATATCCGCCATGATGGGTTTGAATATGCCGTAAGCCGTGGTGAAGGTTCCGACCATCTCCTGTGTGGTCGCTTTGGTGGCTTTGGCTGTGAGACCGGCCATGTTGGTGAAGACGCCGACCGCCTCATCACTGAGGTTGGATAGAGCCGACTTCACATCGTAGGTAGCCGTGATGAAAGCCGCCTTGTTGGCTCCCGACCACTGGTTGGTGAAGGATTCGGCGGCATCTTCAATGGCACCGAGGTCCTTGACTCCAAGCGATGCCAATTCCCCGAGGGCTTTCTGAGTGGCAGCGGTAGATGCGACCAAGGCAACAGGTGCGGCCATGAGCGCAAGACCGGCACCAACCATCATGGTGCCTTTCTGGATACGATCCAGATTTCTGGTCATACGTTCACTGGCAGCCGCGACGGTTCCGTCAAGGCTTGTCATCGAACTTTCAATGCGCTGGGCGTTCTGCGAGAACGCATCCTTCATCGATACGACAATGCCCAGTCCAAGGTCGTTATTCATCATCGCTTATCCATTTGCTCCCGTTCAAAATCAATCTGCCGCTCCAAGGCTTCCACAAACTGCTGTCGAAGCCTGAGCGGCAGTGATCGGATTTCCTGATAACTCCAGTGGAGCCCGCCATAGGCGAGAAAAAAGCTGTCGCTTACAAGCGAACTCCTGGAAATAAAAAAGCCGGTTCGGCCTCGAGACGTGTTCTGATCCGGGTACCGCAGCGATCGCAGTCGACTTCGACCGTTGTATCGATACCGGCATCCACCCGAGCCATTTCCTGTCGCATGGCACTGCGGTCGCGCATGGGCATTTCAGCGAGGGATTTCTTGCTGGGTGCCTTTCCGTCAATCTCGATAAGTCGAATCATCATGGCCGAGGAAATGTTCGGCTCGCGCAAGGCGGCGAGACGCTTTTCCTTGTGGCCATCAAGCAGACCGAAACGGACCGCTTTCTTGGAGCCGGGCAGCTTGAATTCAAACTCACGCTCCTCGGTGTAAGGAGTGACTTTGAGATCCTCCAGGTTGACCGTCACATAGTTGGTCATGCGACACGAGGCATTGTGGCACGTCAGTTCCAGTTCGACCTCGTCTCCGAGGGAAATCTGGCGCAGCTTGACCAATGCAAAAAGGCGGTCGCCCGAGAGCAGGTCGAGAATATCGTTCACCGCTGGCTTGTCATTCTCGCCAAGCCGGACGGTACAGTTCCTGAGCACCTGATTGATCGCCTCTCCATTGCGGATCAGGCGTTGGTTGGTCAGGAGTTCTTCTTCGGCACCGGTCATCTCCTTGATTTCGATCTCGATGCCACTGGGTAATTCGTAGGTATACATTGCTTCACTCCTTGTTTATCAGGTCCAGTACTGGTAGCAGATGGTCAGTTTCTCGATGGTGTTTTCGGTGTTGCCGCCTTCGAGCTCGTCGTATTCCAAGGTCTTGATCCATGCGCCATGCAACGTCCAGCGTCTGGTTTCATTGCCGCTGCGGTCATAGCGCACCACATCGATGTCCTTCAGATAATCGGCAGGCAGACCGCCGGTCACGGCATTGACATCAACCTGCTTTTTCACCCATTCCCGGGCCGCCTCATCAGAGCCGTCCTGCAGGATTCCTTTTTCGAGGGTGATATCTTCAAACTTCACGCGTCCGGCCACCTTCTGGTCGAACATGGAACCAGCAGGCGCAAAGGCCACTTCCTCGAATTCCGTTTTCGGCTCCTGTCCTTTGTGAAACAGGGCCACGTCAAAGCCGTTCACCTCGATGGCAAACTGCCAGTTCTGGTAAAGGCTCTTGGGCATATTTCCACTTCTCATGGTTGTATCTCCTGATTAAATGATTTCACTGAAGTCCGCGCCGGTACCGGTCAGGATGAAATTCAGTTCGATGAATTCAGCTGTCTTGGTCGGCTTGACGAACACCCGGGCAATCATTTCATTGCGATCGATAACCGCCGGAGTGTTGGTTTCCTCATCACACTGGAAGGCGTAATCATAGAGACCGCCTTTCTCCTTGATGTCCTGCAGAAAGGGATTGATCAGACGACCGAGCGCCCGCCATGTCTGCGGATTGTTCGGCTCGAACACCACAAAACGGGATGACTCGGAAATGGCTTCCTCCATATACATCATCAGACGACGGACATTGATTCGATCCACCGCTGAAGGCTGACTCTGGAGCGTTTTCTGGCCCCAGATGTTGATGCCGGTGTCCGGGAAAACAGCAATGACATTGACCCCTTCGGGATAGAGCACATCGCGTTCGCCACGGCTGGTCTTGTAGGCGACCGATACCGCGTTGAAGATGCGGCCACGATCGATTCCAGCCGGAGCCCACCAGACGTAGGTCTTCTGGTCGCTTCGGGCACAGCACCCGGCTACAGCGCCACAGGGAGGGATGTATTTCTTGCGGGCGGTGATGGGATCGCTGATTTCCAGCCACGGGTAATAGAGAGCCGCGTAAGACGAGTTGAAGGCCGCGTGTGTGTAGGTTCCCTGACCCTTCCTGAAGTCAACGACCTCCAGCGGTTCAAGCATGAACGGTGTGTCGGCAATGAATAGCAGATCCTTGCGGTTCTCCGCATAGGTGATTCCGGCATTGATAACCGGAACGGTTGTGACGCCGGGGACCATGAGCAGATTCAGAGCGTCGATCTCATCGAAGGCATAGAGCCCGGTATGCTGGGACGGGTCGCCGATGTAATCTGAATCGGTCACACCGGTGAGGCCGTTATCGCCACCAATAAGCTGATAGGTGCCTGCAACGGGCCTGTCCTCGGCCGTTCCGGTGCTCGGAGAAAGGTCGCTGACCGTAATGTAGTCCGAGACCTCATTGATCATGAGTTCCACATGGTTGGCCGAAGCTTCATCCATGGATAGGTCTTTGAACACCTCGACGATGTTGTCCTTGTGTTTGACAACAAGATTGAAGGCGTTGGCCGGGTCCAGAGAGCCGTCCTCGACCGTCACGGAAATACGGTCGCCCCATGTTCCGGGGTTGGCTGCGTTCACTTGCAATGTAAGCTCAGGCGTTGCCCCCCGATTGGAAAGAACGGCAACCGAGTTAACAGCACTCAGCGTGCTTTTGTCGGTGATATCGGTGTAGTGGGCAACACGGCAGACATAGAGGATTGAACCGCCATTGTCGAAAAAGGCTCTGGCCGCATAAGCCAGGTATCCTTCGTTGATGTAGTAGCCGAATTTATTGATGAACTGCTCCCAGCTCGTAACCAGCACCGGTTTGTTGACCGGGCCTTTTTCGGTGATGCCCACCATGGCAGCCGCCGAGGTGGAGATCTGCTTCACATAAAAGCTGAAGTCGGTTTCCCGGGTGTAAATGCCGGGAGATAGATATGCTGGCATCGTTATTTCCTCCGTTTGGTGGTTTTGGGTTCGGTGGTTTCAGCCGTCTCATCTGAAACGGAGGGCTTTTTCTCTTCCGGTTTTGAAAGGCCCACCAAGCCGCGTTTTTCAGCAAGCGTGATTTCTGGTGAGATATCCTTTTGTGGAATCGAGGTGCGCTCACGCGGGCCGAGATGCAATGTTCTGTCTCCGGCCAGATTGAAGGTGAGCGGTTGAAACTGAAGGTTTCTGATTTCAATCACTGTTCATCTCCTTTGGGTTCATAGGTTCGTTCTTCATTCACGCTGCCGTGAAACTGGAAAGTTCGGTCCTTGATCAGATGGCCGTTTTGGATTTCGCCATCGTAAACAGGACAGTCTTCAACGCGGATGCGTCCGGAGCTTTGCTTCAGATTGGAAAGGTTGACCCGGTTCAGGCCGCCCAGCGGAGCGATCTCCGTCAGGTTGAGATGGCCCTGATCCGTAATGGTCAAAACGGGATTGCGCTGGACAAAGCGGGAGACCGACTCTTGAAAATCAAGGAGTTCAACCTCACGGTCCACCGTCACAATCAGGTCAAAGTCGAGATGATAGAGACGCGGGAAAGAACACTCCTCGAACGACAGAGCGTCCACGTCCTTTTCAATCAGGCGACTTTGGCTGCGGCGCAGTTTATTTTCGCTGACTCGCGGCCCCTGCAGAATGACGCTGGGCGTGCGCTGAACTTCAAAAACATCATCAGCCAGCACCAGCACGGCATCCGGGTGGATGTCGGCCTTGACCTGCCTGATCAGTGTTTCTGTAACGGTTCGTATTGTGCTCACGGTAGCCTCCGGTTGTTTCTGCCAGATTACTTACCGGAAGCGCTGCGGATGTGTCGGATCAGAGAATGCCTTTCAGAGCTGTGCGATAATTTTGCTCAATCTCTTTGCGGTATTTCTGCATGACGGGATGAAGAAAGGGTCTGGCCGGGATGATAATGGTCGCCCCGTTCGGATGGTTGATGGTGGCCCCGTATTCCATGACAGCCCCGATATTCACCATGCTTTCACCGTCCTTGTTGACGGTTCCACGGAGAAGACCGACAAATGCCTTGTCCGCCATGATCTTCTGGGTGATGGAATTGATCAGAAATCCGGTGTCGATAAGCGCCTTGCTGGAGCCCTTACGGGCGATGGTGCTGTCGGCCAGCTTGGCAAAAGCCTGTCCGCCGGGGGCCTGATTGCGGATACCACGCTGAATCTCCCGAACAAGAAACAGGGCATTGCGGATGGTCGCCTGCTGAAGGGCCATGGCGATCCGGGGACCAATGGTGCCATTCAGCTTTGCTTTGGCCTTGTTCCAGTCGCCGGTCCGCTTAGCGCCCATGGATCTTCACCAGCTTGATAGATTGGTGGGTAATGACTCCAAAGAAGTGTTCTTCTTCGAGTGTCTGTATTCTGTATGTGATTGTCTCTATCTGGAGCCTGTCCTCCGGGAGCACGTCAGCTTCCGGCAGAACAGAGACGGTGGCATCGATTTTTCCGGCGAGATCTTCCGGAGGTGTGTGGACTACTTCCACGGGGATCGAGCCTATTGGACTGTATTCCTGATCGTCGCTTCCATACAGATTTTCACCGGGAACAATGCGCAGCACTGTGGCAGTGATGCCGGAGGATACAATCAACTCTCTGACATCCTTCACGGCCTGTTCTTTTTCCCGATCTGTCAAAAGCATCAGCAATCCTCTTCAAGGCAGATTCCCTGTTCGTAAATCACAGGAGTCAGGCCGCCGGGGGTGATGATATAGCCATCCTCGTTGACCTCGGTTCCCGGCTTCAATGCGGCGAGCCTTTTGCGGTATTCATCCAGCAGATCCACTTCGAGCTTGGCCCAATGTTCAGGCTGCTTGGATTTGTCGACCCGTTTGTCGCCGCTGGAAAACGAGAAGGCATTGGCGGTGGCAGAGCGCATCACCTGACAGGCATGTTTCTGCCCAAGCAGCAGAAGCAACTCCCTGAGTTCACCGCTAATGTCCGGCAGAATCTGCTCGCCCTCGATGGTCAGCGTAATCTCCGCATCCCGGGACAGTTTAAAAACCGCCTTCCGGACGCATCTCTCCAGTGTTGAATCAACAAAGAGAGACGCATCCGGATCGGACAGATCGATGCGCAGGTCGGCTATGAGCTCAGGAAGCGTCAACGTCAACCTCCGCAAGACGGTTCTTCAGCGCGTCGATGACGGTTCTGCGTTTTTCACCTTCCATATAGCCTTTGAGTTTGGCCGGGTCGGCTTCTTCATTAACCTTGGATATGGCATCGGTCGCGTTGAGCTTACTCAGATCATCATCCTGATCCTGCTTGCCCTGAGAGGAAGCATTGCCTGCTTTCTCCTTGTCGACCTGAATCACCACTCCGGTTTGCAGGCAGTGTTTGATCTGGTCGGTCTGCTCTTCAACAGGTGTAACCTCTCCGGGAAACAGCTTCAGCGCGGCATCCGGGATGATGAGAATGCCGGGACGGACATTTTTTATCGTCAACATGATTCCTCCTTCGGCATTAAACACCAAGTTTCACTCGGGCCAGAACGTCCGGGCGGGTAATGCCCTGACCGATTTCAGACCATACCAGCCAGCCGGTTTTGAAGCGGGTCTTCTGGTCGATGGATTCAGCCTTGAGCTTCTCACGGACCGGCATTTTGCCCACTTCTTCATCCGGAATGATCAGGATTTCATCGAGAGGCATGGATGCCGTCAGCAGAATGCCGCCGGTGCCATAGTTTTTGACCACGCCTTTCTGACGCAGCTCCAGCTTGGTCTGAGGGTCTAGATCCCAGCCGCGCAGATCATTGAAACGGCGACCACGCATGACGATATACTTCACCGACAACTCGAGATCCTCGATGATGGAGATCGCCTCGTTAAGGGCTTCCTCGGTCAGTGTGTTTCCGGCCACTTCAACGGTATTGGCCGCCGGAACCGCAGCCGACAATACGGAGATGGTTCTGCGGTCCATCTCTTTTCGAATGGCGTCCGAGGCACTGGTCTGGATATCCATCAGCGTGCCGATGTTGCCGTTCTTGAGGACGGAGATATCCACCATCGGGTTGGAGTGGATGCGGTTGGTCGGAAACTCGACTTCATCCTTGCCGATCTCCTGTTCCTGCGCTTCACCGTCCTTGCTGATCCAGTGTGCTTTAACGGTCGGCTTTTTCTGGTAAAGCGGACGTTCACCCTTGGGCAGCGTGTGTTTGGTCAGCAGCAGCGAGGAGATTTCCTTGCGCCGGATCTCCTGTTCGATCGGAGCGGCAATTGCAGCAGCCAACGCCTGCATCCCTTCCGGGGACTCAAGAGCTTCACTCATGAGCCTTGCCATGGTCTCCATGTATTCCTGGCTGTGAATGTTCATTGGGTTGTTCTTCATGTGTACAGCTCCTGTGGTTAAATAAGCAGTTTGAATTTCAAAACGCCGCTCTGGACGGAAATGGCCTGAGCGATGACAAACTCGTCATTCCCGACATTTCCGCCGGTCAACTTACCGGTGCCCGATACCTTCAGGTCGTCCCCGGGATTGATCGTCCCTTCGAAGACGTCCGTTTCGTACACACCGCCGTTGCAGTAAATGCCGGGCATTTCACCGCCTGCGTAATCCTTGATCAGGATGCCGAAAGAACGGACCTCCGGATCGGTGTTGACAGAAAACAGATCGTTTCCCGCCAGACTCACCAGATGGCCAAGCTGGCCATCGCCTTGCATATAGCCGTCACCGTAAGCGAGGCCCCTGTGACATGGATTGATAAAAGACATAGCTCTTCTCCTTGTTAGTTGATTTCCACGGTTTCGTTCGATTCGTTACCGACACGGTTGTTGTAGGCAGCCATGAAGCCGCTGCGCAGGCGATCCTCGAGGGAGAGCTTGCGGTCATCCACGTCGTGCGGTCTCACCCCGGCTGAACTGCGCATGGGTGTTTCGCTCGATGCTTTGGACTTCTGCTTGTCAGGCTCCTTTTCCGGTTCCGGCTGAGCCTTGGCATCCGCCTTCTGGCTTTTGGCCATCTTTTCATAGGCGGCTTCGGTGGCGGCAAAAGCGTCATCCGACAATTCCGCCAGACGCTTGAGTTCCGTGTCGCGGTCTTCGCCGAAATCCATGCCTTGCTTTTCGAGCTTTGAAATCAGCTTGTGGGCGCGGGCTTTCGAAGCGGCAGCCTTCTGTTCGGCTTCCAGTTCCTGAATGCGTTTCTGAAGTTCGGCCACCTGAGCTTTCAGCTGGCGGTTTTCCTTTTCCAGCTCGCCTCCGGGAGCCGGATTGTCTTCCTGCCGTTCCTGTTTTTTCTTAGCGGCGTCGGCGGACGACTCATCTGGTTTCTTGGTTTTTTCGTCCATAGTTGGATCTCCTTTGGGTTGGTGTTCAACAGATGGTTCCTGAACCGACGCCACCTGCAGAATGCGGGCATTTTCATCTGCCCCTTTGCGGTCCAGCAGGCCCAGGCCCGTAAAAGTCACGCCGTGAAGAATCTCGAAGACGGGTTCCCCATCGAGTTCACGGCCTTTAAATTTTCTGAGGTGAGTGCAGTAATCGGCTTTGTTCTTGAAGCGCTTGTGGCAGACGGAGCATTCACCTTCTTCGTAATCACACTCCATCGATACCTGCGTGATGATGCCTCGCTTCATGAGCTTGTAGGCCAGCTGGGCATTGGGCGTGTCTCCGGTATAGAGCTCACCCACGCATTCGACCCGGCCGCCGATTTCATCTTCCAGATAGTCAGCCGCCACAATTCCACCGACGATGTCGCCAAACTCCTGCGAGTGCTGCAGGTCGACTTTCTTGTTGATGACGGTCATGTGCCTCGTGGCCAGCTCTTCAGCGGTGAAATGGTCACCATTCCGATTGGTGCCGGTTCGGCAGAGGATGAAGGTAAACTGCGGATCACCCGGGAGACCTCCGCTCATCGCTTCGGCGTTCAGCCCCGCATTTTCATCGAGACAGAGTTCCACCGGGATGGATGTATGGATATTGGCTGCGGCAGCCATCGGAACAGGTTTTGCCGCCTGATCGGTATCCGCATGGGACTGGTTACCTTTCAGGCAAACGAAAAGACGCTCCTTGGCGCTGGACGCTTCGCCATGCTTGGAGGTGATCGAATACTTATGATCCTTGGTCTTCATCCGGCTTTGACGCCCCAGACCGCCGATGATCTTTTTCATCTGCTGTTCGTTTGGATAGGCGTGGTCGCGGTATGAGATAAGCCAGTGTGGGATATGGGTGGCATTACCGAGAAACTCCTGAAAGAAGTCGGAGGCGTTGCCCTTGGTCACAGTCACATGGCTGGTTTCGTAGTTTTTGACCTTGGTGTCCGCCTTGATGGTCAGGCCATCCCAATAGGTCATCAGCCCTTCGACAAAGTGATAGGCTTTCTCGTAATTGGTGGTCGAAAACTCGGTGGCATACGGCGGATCAAAATAAGCGAGGTCAGCCTTCACCTTGGGAAGGATCTCGTTAACATCCCCGCGATAGGCTTTGTTCTCCTTGCCGTTGTCGAATATCAGGGCGTTGATCCGTTCGATATTCGCTTTCAGGCGCTTTTTGAATTCTTCAGGCGTGTCCTGACGTTTCCCATAGTCGGTGGAAGACGAGAAGTGGCCAAACCCGCCTTTGCCGCTCATGCAGGTTTTGCCGAGAGCAAACAACGCGATGTCCTTTTTGTAACCGGACAGATCGTCGCAATTGGCTCTCAGCGAGTCGATGAGTGCGTGGACACCTTTGGCAAAGAAGATCCCTTTGAAATTATCCTGAACAAAGGTTTTGGCTTTGGGGTTGTCCGCCAGCAGTTTTTCGATCTCTGCCTCGGACAGCCTCGTCGAGCTGTTTTCGATAATGGCTTTGGCTGCGTGGTGACTGTAGCGAAGACGGTCATTGGCAAAAACTCGCAGCCCTTTGGATTTGTACATGTAAGCAACAACGGCCGAGCCGGAAAAGGCATCCAGAACAGAGGAAACTCCGTCCGGGGTGTTACGCCAGATCCAGTCGACCAGTTTCTGTTTGCTGCCGATGTAATTGGTGATGTACTTGGGGCGTTTCTCCGGGGGCTGCTCTTCAGGAGCCTTCTGTTCGGCTGCATCGGTCCCGAGCTCGTCGGGATCGATAGCGAGCGCCGCATCTGCCTCAAGGAGGAACGCCAGCCTTTCCAGGTCAGTGGCAAACATTTCCATCAAATTCTCCGGTTAAATCACTGTTATTTGCCCCGATCGCACCGGGCGAGCGGGAGGTTTCAGCGATTACTTACCGGAAGGCTTTGAAATGTGTCGGAAAGGCGTCTGCTTTTTTAGGCGGGAATCTTCAAAGATTGCAAAACAGCAAGCCCGCAGGCAGTTATGGACGGGTATTTCTCTGTTTCGACCGGTTCGGAAAACGCGCCGTCGTAGGGAGATCGGCTCTGGCGGTGATACTCCAGAAAATCGTCCGGGAGGGTTAAAACACCGCTTTCAACCAGACGATTGATAACCCAGTCAGCCTGCTCACGACGATCCTGAATGTCGCCTCGGGTGGAATCCGGATAGAACATTTCAATATCGAGGCCCGGGCCAGGACCTTGCACCCAAACACCGGCAGGCCGATATTCCGGAATTGCCGCTTTGGGATCAACGAGGATAGAATCAATCACGTATCTCAGCTTCATTGCCAGTCCTCCGCAATCTTGATGTGTTCGACAAGAATCTCGGAATCGATGCGTTGAAACAGGTCCCGGTTGTTTTTTCTGAATGCCAGCCATGCCTCCCACTGCTTGGCATGCGCCGGTTCGGAAACGGGTTCGATCATTTCAAGGTGGTAAATGCGGTCCAGATCATCGGTCAGCTCGACAATCAGCCAAGCATTGACTTCAGATCCACCTGATTGCGCTGTCAGCGTGTCGTCCACGGACACATTGACGACCTTGATCGTATGGCTGTAATTGAAACCTTCCTGATAACCGAGCTCCTTCCATAGCAACCAGAAGTCCGTTCGGATGATTTTTCCTGAAGCATCGAAGTGTGGTGCAATCCTTGTAACCGTCAGTTCTGCGGTAATGGTGTCGATAAAGTTTTCACCGCCACGTTCCCGGATCTGCAAGCGGCAGCCGCGCTCATTGAGCCAATGAAACTGCTTCTGGATGCGAGATTTTTGCTCTGCAATTATGTTTTCCATATCATTTCCTCGTGTTCCATGTGCTCGATGTATGAATGATGTCTTCTATCTTGCGGCCGTCGGGCAGCTTCTTGATCCCACGGGTGGTGAAGCTCTTGATAATCTTCTGACGCTCGGCGGCTGAATTAGCGACGATGTATTCGATGTTATCCAGCAGCGTCACCGAATACTTGAAGATGGTCTCATTGCCGCTTTTGCCCGAAAAGTTTTTCCAGTCGTCGATATTGTTACCCCGGTTCTTCCGGACATAATCATCCACCACCTTGCCGAAGGCATCGTGGCTGTAGCTGATCGCATCCATGCGCCGTAACATGCTCTTTTTGAAATACAGTGCCGGAGGGGCGTCGCGGGTTGGTTTTTTCTGAATCCGGGTAAAGAAATAACTGGCTCCGCCTGTCTGCATGTCCGCCACCGGGGACATACCGCCGGGAGGAACTCCCATACGCATCTTTTCAACCGTGCTGACCATAGCGCCATTGTTTTCAAGGATGGTTTCGACGAAATCGGACATGCCTTCATTGTTGGTCAGGCGGTGAACCAGAGAGTAATCCTTCATCTTTTTTTCCAGATCCTCTTCAGTGATGTCGAACCGGTACTGGTGGCGGTATCCTCCTTTTAGGCCGCGATCGAGAAACCCGGCCTGATACGCACCCATCGGGTCATAATCCGGCAGCTTTGTGATATCATCTACATTCAGTTCCTTCTGCCAGTAACCACGAAGAGTCTGGACCCGTTCATTGACTGATGCATCGCGGTCATCGAGCCTTTTTTGAAGCCGCTTGTATTCTGCGGTGTGGTCCACTTTCCGGATGTAGGCCATCTTTTCCAGATACATCTGCTCGGCGTTCTCGGGTGAAGAAATCCGTGCATCGATGCCGAGTTTATCCAGTTTGGTCATCAGAGCTTCGACCTTCTTGCCGCTGGCATCACCATCGATGACAATCTCCAGCTCACCTCGCTGGGCATAAAGGTTTGTATTATCCCATGGGCGGTATTTCAGACGCGTGCCGTCATCAAACTCGGCGGTGAATTGGAGGCCGTCCTGCATCCTCGAATCCCGGTTGAACATGCCGTAATTATCAACATCATCCATTTCGACGGTTATCTTGCCGCCGCTGATGCGCCTTTTGGTGTGAGTGACCTTGCCTCTGGTAACCTTGAAATCCGGTTTCTTTGGCTTGGCCTGCTTCGGCAGTTCAGGAAGGTATTGTTCGAAGACACCATTGGTGGCGCGGTCCCAGTCGACCGCCTCTTTGATTTCATCCAACCATTTGATGTAGCTGTCAGCCATCTTTTTGACTTCCGGATCTTTGCTGCGGGCAAGCACCAGCAGTCGGGTTCGAAGCTTCTCCGCTTTCGCCAACTTGGTCCGGTTATAGTTTCCGTCACCGACATGAAAGTTGACGTTCTTGACGGCTTCCAGAATGGTCGGGAAAAAGGTGTCGTCCTGCAGAGGCTGGCCTTTCTTGATTTCGACAAGATCCAGCTGCTCCCGAAGCAGAGCGGTGATTTTGGAATCCGTATCCGGGCGGATCTTCATTTTGACAACGGTGCGTTGTTTGCCTTTGAAGGTCTCTGTGAATATCAGCGCGTTCTGGTCTTCGACATCGCCACTGTCAAACGGCAGTGTTTTTCCCTGCCATCCGAGTTTACCGGCGTCATCAATGATTTTTTCATCCGCATCCTGCAGCAGCTTTTTGATCCCGGGTTTGGTCTGCAGTGATGAGAAACTGAAGTCTTTCCGACCTAAAACATCCCCGTAATAGCGCTCGAAACCCTTCCGCAGATCATGTTTGCGCTGAAGCGCCTGCTCATAGAATTTATCCAGCCCGATTTTGTCTTTTCCGAAACGCCCCTCGGCATAGGGCCGGATGATATCGAGATATGTGTCGTCGGATATCTTCTCGACCTCCTGAATGTATTTCAGGGTGACCTGAGGATCGAAGTTGACCTTACCGTCCTTGGCTGCCCGAAAAACCTTATTGTAAAAAGGCTCTTCTTCACCAAAGGCGCTGTTGGGATGGTAATCCAGAGAAAGGTTGTCCTTGCCGAGGTGTTTGAATGCCTGCCCCTTGTCGATGCCATATACATGACCGTTTCTTCCACGGATGAACTGTTTGGAGTGACCGTCGTGGTTGGCGATAAGCCAGTCGATAACATGTTCCCGCTGCAGCTGTTCAAGCTCAACGGTGGTCAGATCCTCCGGCAGTATGTTTCTGAAGTCGATTTCTGACTTCAGGTCCGTGCGCCATTTCTGAATGGAACCGGTCCTTCCGTTCAACTGGATATTTCGAACCTCGATTGCATCCGGGTCGATCAGACGCCCGATTTTGTATGCGGCTTCCTCACCATGAGCGATGAAGTTATCCTTGGAATTCTTGGCCGGTTTGAACAGCCATTTGTCGCCATTCTCATCGGTCCAGAACTCTTTTTCATGCGCTCCGCCGACATTGGCCTTGCCTGACTTATTGAATTTTCCGGTCGCTGATTTTTCATTCCATTTCTGATCGGCAGTTTCAAATTCAGCACCTTTCTTGGCAAAGGACGGTGGTTTGGCTTTGGGTTCAACAGATGGTTTAGGCGCTGGTTTTTTCTCTTTTGCAGGAGCCGTCTTCGCTTTTTTGCCGCCATGCTTTTCAGCCCATTTCTGCCATTTACTCTCGATATTGGATTGCGCTTCTCCGATCTTCCCGGGGTCAGTTTCAGTAAAGAGCGTGACGAGGTCATCCTTGCTTGCCCATTGCCAGTGTTTGAGCTGCGAATCCTTGGCGATGGATTTAAGCTCCGAGGACTTGAGTTTGGATATTTGCTCCTGAAAGAGCTGCTTTTTGAGAGCGATTTCCTTGGCGTGCCCGGCAAGAAACTCCTGAGGCAGCTCCTTCGCCGATGCCAGAGCTTTTTCCGCATCAGATACCTGGCTGATAAAACTTGTGTAGTCCAACGGGGATTCCGGCAGCTGAACTCCGGCCGCAGCCTTTTCGACCAGCTCTTTCTGTTTTTTCACCAGAAGCTGTTTGGCTTCATCGGCGGCTTTCTTTTTGGCTGATTCCGCCAGATCCGTTCCGGCCTTTTTCTGGAGTGCCTCAACGAGCTGCTGCTTGTTTTTCAGGACGCCGATTCCGTACTGCTTTTTCTTTGCCAGCAGTTCCTTTCCCTTCAGGGAGGTGTGGTCAATGCCCGGCTCGATTTTGTCCAGTAACTCGATGGTCTCATGCTTGGTCATATTCAGGGAGATGCCGTTACTTTTGGCCATCTCTTTGAGCTGGGATACCTGCATGCCCTCGAGTCCTTCCACCGGTGGCAGTTTGGACATCTGCTGTGCGATGAGCTTTGCCTGTTTGAGTTCAGCCTGTTTTTGAGCCAACAGCCCGATCAAATCTTCCTTTGTCCGGAGCAGCCCGATTTTGTGCTCCTTGAGCTTTGCCTTAAGTCCAGCACCTGAAAGTGTGCTGTGGTCAATTCCCGGCTCTGCCTGATCGAGCAGCTTGATGAAGTCGGCCTTGGTGCGGGCAATGGAAATACCGTTCTCTTTGGAAAGAGTCTGGAGCTGTTTTACGGTGAGAGCCGTAAGGTCATCGGCGTTTCCGTTTTCAAATGCCTCCTTCAATTTGGCGTTCTCTTTCGCCTGAGCATCGGCCATTCCCTCCAACGCATGCGGGGGCAATATGCAGGCATCGCCCTGTGAATCCTTGGGTGCCGCCTGTGCAGACAAGTCGGAGCCACAGATACTCATGGGCCACGCGACAAGGTTTGTGCAGCGGCAGTGCGGATGTGCGGGTTGTTGGGGAAATTTGTCGATGGAAAAGGTCTTGCCGTCGAGAGGACCACACACCGGGCAGGTTCTCTCATCATTCATGGCCATCCATTCAAGCCTCTGAACACCGACGCGCTCATGGAATTTCAGCCGCCCCATGTTATGCGCCCGTAAGACCTCAGTCCGGGCGATCATTTCCATACGGTACTGCGCCTTGCTGAACACTCGACTGCCAGCCTGCCTGAATGAATCTTTGTCGATGATGACTTTGCCGAGGTCCCGGACAATGTCATCCGCGCCTTTGCCTGTGGCTATCCCGCTCAGGATTGTCCGTTTGATACCATCTGACAGCTCACGATGGACATCACCGGCAAGCGTCAGGTTGTACTGAGTCATGAAGTCTAGGGCATTGGTGTCGACGATGGAGAACACTTTGGTGGCCAGTTTGTCGATGCCATCAGGCTTGAAGTCGGCATAGAATGGCAGTGATGCGGATGTCAGTTCGGTAATGCCCTGAGCGATACCGCCCTTGAACGCATCCTTGGTGCTTTTGCGGAAAACAAGCGTCTGATCCCGCTTCAGCTGGCGCAAAACATCGTCCAGCTCGCCCTGCAGCTTTTCCAGACCTTTCAACGCAGCCAGCTTGTTGTCCGGCAGAGATCCCAGACTGCGGTATTTCAAAATGGCTTGAGCCACTTCCTGTTCAGCCTTGTTGAGGGACTGAGTCAGTTGGGCGGTAATGGAATCGTTGTAGCGGTTACGGGATTTCAGGCTTTTGAGCGTTGCCGCCTGAATGCGCTCTTTAAGGTCGGAGGGCATGATCAGGATTTCCGGCGGTCAATGAATCGACAGGCCGGGGAATCGAAGGTGCGCTCGCTGTTGTGTACCCGGCAACGGTTGGAATCGGGATTGAAGTGGCTGCATTCATCACACAAGGAAGTTGCCGCCGTTGCTTCCAGCTCCTCGGAATAGTGATGGTGGGCCTCAGTATCGAGATCATTACCATCAGCGGGAATGCCGAGCATCTTTCTGGCGCTGGGCACACTCATGATGCCAGACACCACCATATCGACGACCGGCTTTACCTGTTTTTCATCCATCAGGTCGATGTTCTTGCGCTCGGTCTCACGGTTGGCGGCCTCGATATCAGGGTCCAGATCCATCTTGAGCTGCAGGCTGGAACGGCTGATCAGTTTACGGTCATAGAGTTCGATGAGCAGCTTCTTGAAGTCGACGGCATCGCTGGGGTCGAGGTCGTTGAAGATGAACTGCAGGGACTTGTCGGCGTGGCCTTTCAGTTCCATCCAGTCATCGAAGACCCAGTCGAGCAGTTTGCGGGCGGCCTGTTTGATCTCCCGGATCATGACCATCATCTTCTGCATACTCACAGAGGCCGTGGCAAAGTTGGGACCGTCGCCGGTAACCAAGGACCGTGAAAGGCCCAGCGCCACCACAATGTCTTCTTTGACCTCCTTGACCTTGTCCTCGACGTTGAGGACCTGGCCGTCGGTGCCGTGAGTTTCCACATTCACATAAAACGGGACCACAAGGCCGCTTTTCATATCCATCTTGTTGACCATGTCGCGGACCTGTTCCAACATTCGCTGGTCCGGCATTACCATCTTCTGTCCGAAGGCACCGCCCACTTTGAGCAAGCGGAACGGCGTGGCCCAGCGCTTGGCAATAGCCTGTTCGGCTCGGCGGTAGTCACGCAGCAGTTCAATGGCCTGAAAGGCAGGCAAAACCAGTGAGTTGCCTCTTGGTGAAAAGCCCGGGGCATCCCATTTCAGGTGGATGACCTGATCCACCGGAAGGTCGATGGGGTCGCTGGCAGAGCCTGAATCTTCGGCATATTGCTTGGCTTCGATAAGCTCGCCTTGGGCATACTTCACCTTCACCGAAACCGGATTAACGCACACCACTTCCTCGATGTCTTGACCGGAAGTTGCATATCGTTTGAAGCCGACAGCATCGCCTTTGACCAGCAGCTGAAGGATCATGTCCTTTATGAACTCCGATACATCGAGTCGCCATGCGGCGTTGACCGCATCATCTTTCAGCGTCTCGTCATCGCTGGTGATTTTGATTTCATCACCGACCGCAAAGGTGCGCCATGAATTGACGCAGTTCTTTACCAGCGGCTCTTCGACATAGTACTCCCAAGCCTTTCTGGCTCGCTCTTCCCATGTGGCCGGAACCGCGTCAGACGCGTTGACCTTGCTGAAGGCTGAGGCGTCGAGGGCTGCCGCTGCAGCCATGGGCACAATGGCATATCCATTGGATTCGTTGTCAGGCTGCACGGTATCTGGCTGGGCGTTTGTATCCACGTAATCCTCTCGGGTTATTTCCGGTTTAACGGCCGCACATCTCCCCGCTGTGGGGCGATCACGGCAACACTGGGGTTACTTACCGGATAGAGAGGAAAAACGTCGGAAAGGCGGGTTAAATAAAGACCGGCTCAGTCAGAACAGGCTTGAGCCAGACGGTCTCTTCACCGGCAAGGTCGAGGTTGCCTTGCTCCCGAATGAGCATGGCACAGCGGACCGCGTCGATGATGTGGTCGTTGCCTTTGGAGTAGATGATCTTACCGTCCCGCAGGGTGTACGTCTGGGTGGTGAACTGGTCTTCAATTTCCAGATCGTCTGACGGGAAGATGATCTGTTTGCGCTGGAGGGCACCGTTAATCAGGCTGGTCATCAGCTCTTTTGTCCGCTTCTTGATCTCCTTGCCATCGCGGATGGTGAGCCGGGTCATGCCGCCGAAGTCGAAGCCTTTCAGTCGACCTTCCAATTCCAGCTCTTTGTATTTGTCGAGAGTCAGCAGTTCCTGCACGACGGCCAGACCGTTCCCGCCATTGTCCACGCCGATTCCCGCCGGGGTGAAATAACGTTCGAGCAGTGCGATGGTCTGGGCAATGTGCGGATACGATACATGCTCCATGTGAATGCGCAGCACCAGTTTCAGGATGCTGCGATCACCTACCTCGGCTTCCTGAAAGATAACCAGTTCGGTCGGGTCGTTTGTATATCCAAGGTCTCCGCCAATCCAGAACAGTCCGGTTCGGGGCGTGAGGTTGAGCAACAGTTCAAGCCGATCATAGGCGGCTTCTTCCGTTTCACAATCACGCAGCTCGGCATCGGTAATGGTGACCTTCTGATACTCCAGCAATTCCTGTCGGCAGAGATTGAACTGCTCCACGTTGAACGTCCCGTAGGAAGGCTTTCCGTGTTCCCCGGCCACCTCATGCTGCCAGCCTGATGTGTCTTTGCCGCCATAGAACTCCAGCAATTCCGATTCACGTTCGGCGGTCCAGAATGGATTGAGCCAAGAGGCCCAGCGGAACACTTTGAACTGTTCCGACATGGTCAGCCGGTAATAAGTCGTGTTTCGCAGGCCGTTGGGCGTGGAATAGATTTTCAGACGGCCGCCGGTTTTCAGGCATTGTCTGAGCGCCTTCCATGCACGCTCGGAAAGCCATGCGCCTTCATCTACCCAGATCCGGCCCACATGAAGTGAGCGGAACGCATCGCCATAGGCACCGGCCGGTCGGAAATAAAGAACCGAGCCATTGGTAAACTCCAGACGGAAATACGGCTTCCGGTGAATCTTCGGCTTGCCGTATTTCGAGAGTGCAATGCTGTTCATCAAGTCTTCATTGTGATCCAGCTGGTACTCAATTTCCTCGATGACCGTGTCGAGATGTCCCTGATGAGGAGCGGCAATCAATCCCTGTCCGCCGCGAGTCGTGAAGGCATAGTGCAGTGCATCCGTCGAAAGCACGATCGACTTGCCAACATCACGGCCATCAAGGTGAATGATGTTTTTGTGGGAGCAGCGGAGGTCCTCCTTCTGATGGTCCCAATACGACCGAGCCGAACCGTCCCGGTTGTAGAGATATGCTTGTCCCCACAAGACCGGGTCACGGAGTGTTTCGGCCAGCCTGCGCTCCTTATCAGAGACACCCATCAATTCATTCCTTTGCGGATGGCAATTCCAAGAACCGATGAGATCAGCTCTGTGAGGATCTGCTGAACCGCCAATGTGTTCGTCCTGTTACTGACAGCTTCTTCGATATCCAGAATGGCCTGATCGAGTTCCTGCCATTCCACGTATTTCTGACGGGCGGCTTCCATACGTTCGAATGCGTCGTCTATGCGCCCGGCCGCCAGCTCGGAGCCAATATCGACCAGCGCCTGACCGGCCTCCCGGATCGCATCGCTGTTTTGTTCGAGTATTTGTTTCATTGTTCACTGTCCTCCGGGTTTGTGTTCGCCCAGCTATCCAGTGAATCAATGGCTGTCTGCAGACGCAGGCCGATTCCGACCAGACGTTCCGCATCAGGGTGGTTGGATTCAACTAGAGCCTTGTTTGCCTCCCGGACATATTCCGGCGTGTAGCGGTTCAGGGTGGATGTTGCCGACTGAATCTGCTCAGGCGGCCTGTACGTGGCGCAGCCAGCAACCATACCGGCCAGCGTCAATGGGATTACCCATTCGAGTGCTTTCTTTAACATGTTGCGCTCCTTTGTTTTAGGGTTGTTGAATTAATGCAGAAACATCTCTGCAAACACTTGATTTCCAAGAGGATATAAGCGTCATTGGACATGACGCGGGACGGTCCCGCAGAACCATAAACCGAAGCAGGAGACGCCCCATGAAACAGGTAAAAAACAGCGACGACGCCAGAACGGCCTACAAAAAGCGCCAGGACAACATTGCCGAGTACATCCAGCGGATTCAGAAGAAGCTGGCCGCAGATGCCGGGCAATCGAATATCAACTGGGCTCACGTCGGGTCGCTCGGCCATGTCGAAGAACTGCTCCAGCAGATCGATGAGTTTCTGGGTTAAGCCACCGGCTTCATAAACAAAGGAGACAATGCCATGACAGAGATGACCATTCATGAAACCACAGCCGCCTTCATCAACCATCTTCGGGAGAACGGCAAAAAGGAGCGGACGCTCTACACCTACCGGAAGGACCTCGATCTCATCGAGGGATACTTCGGCAAAGACAAGAAGCTTCAGGAGCTGCGTATCACGCAGGTTGGAAAGTTTCTCAAATGCGATGCGCTGCTGAAGCTCGGAAACGGCAATGCCCGGGCCGAAAGGACTGTCGCCAAGACCATCCGTGTGTTCCGGATGATGCTGGTCTGGGCCAAGGATTCCGGATTTATCGATGAGCTGCCGTTGCCCAAGAGCACCCCGATGGGACACAGCAAGCAGACGGAGGTGACCGATGCCGAACAGCAGTGATCGACTGGAAGCGGCCATAGAGCGGTTCTGTGCCCACCTGTCGGCCGAAAACAAAGCGGCCGGGACTGTGACCGCATACCGGCGTGATCTGCGACTGGTGGCCTGTGTGGCCGAATCCTTCCAGCCCGGGCTCTGCTGCCAAGATGTGACCCCCGGCCTGCTGGACAGGGCTTTATCCTCGCCGGAGCTTTTGACCACGGACTCTGGACCAAGGTCACCGGCATCGGTGCATCGGTTGAAAGCGGCGGTCCGTTCCTTCTTCACTTGGACAAGCGATGCCGGGCTTACATCTGAAAACCCGGCTCGGTCGGTTCGCATGAAAAGGCTGGCGCAGAAGCCGCCGGTGTTTCTTACTGCTTCAGAAAAGAAGGCACTGCTGAAAGAGGTAAAAGGCCGCACGGGCTTTGCCGGAATGCGGGACCGGGTCATGATCGAAGTCCTGCTCGGCACCGGTATCCGCATCGGTGAGCTCGAGGCGCTGGACGTCGACGATATCGACCTCGATGCAAAGCATTTGAGAGTCAGAGCCAAAGGGAATGTGGTGCAGGTCAAGTTCATAAAAACCGACCTCCGCATCCTGCTGAAAAGATATTTGAAAGAACGATCCCGGCAAAGCACAGCGTCATGCAGCGCACTGTTTCTGTCCAATAGAGGAACACGTCTTTGCCAGCGGCAGATAGCCAACCGAATAGCCTTGTGGCTGAGGAAGGCCGGGATTGAAAAGAACCTGACTCCGCATGGTCTGCGGCATACGTTTGCAACCCACTTATACGGGGCCACCAGTGACCTGCTTGTCGTACAGAGGGCGCTGGGGCACCGGGATATTTCAACGACCCAGATTTACACCCACCTTGTCGATGGTCAGCTCGAGGATGCGCTCGAACGACTTTGACCGCATCCTTGGCCTGAGCATCCGGAGTGGCTCCTGCTGCTCCTTTTTCGTTCCCGGGGCGCATATTAAAATTGCGGTATATGCCGTTATGCGCGAACAAGGCCATACAGTCCACTTTGGGATTTATGGCGTTATGTGCGCATAAGCCAATAAAGTTGATTTTCTTATGTATGGTCTTATGCGCATAGGATTGGAGGGAACCGATGCTGAACCGATGGCTTGCACCTTTCATTAGAGAAATTTTGTTTAACTGAAATTTCCGGGAACACGTCTTATCTGAAATTCCTGTCATCTTGAGCCTCCATAACTGCCTAATCCTTCGCGCTCTTTCTTTTCGAGGCTCTGGTGTTATCTGAACTTTTTTTCGGCTTTTTCACGGAAGCGGTCTTCTGGGCGGCGGCTTCACTCACTTTTTCAAGAAGAGCGGAGGCCCATTCGGCAGGAGAGGTCTGCGGACCTTTCGGCTCTTCACCCTCGCGGGCAATCTTGGTGGTCTTGAGATCCTTCATGTGGCAGCGGATCATCCGGTCGAGACTTTCGGCGGCCTGTGTGTTTCCTTCGATCTGAGCCCGGACCAGCTTCACCGAGTAGATGCCCACCAGCTCGACCTGCAGGAAGTCGCTGGATTTGTTGAACTGAAAGTCCTCGTGCAGCTTTTCGATGATGCTGTCGAACATGACTTTCTCTTCCGGAGTCAGGCAGCGGTCGGCAAAGATGCCATGCTTCAGGGCCAGAAGGTTTCCTTCCTCAGCTCTCGCATTGTTCTTTGCCTGATCATGGTCTGTCCGGCCCTCATTCCGGTGCCAGCGATCCAGATTCTGTTCGTCTTTTTTCGTGATGCCCAAAGCGATCTCCGGTTTATCTATTTCCGTTTCCAAAAGTCGGGGTTCGGGGCGGAAGGCAGATTTAGCCCGTTTTCCCGCACCTCAAGCCTTACATACCGGAAGAGTCCTCAACCTGTCGGGCATCGGTTTCTTTTCTGTGGTCCGCGAGGATCTGATTGACCCGGCGACGTGTGATACCGGCGAGGCTGGCAATTTCATCGGTTTCGATTCCCTGACTTTTCAGGGCGATAACCAGCTGCCTGCGTTCCTTGTAAAAACTGCCCGGCGCTGGAATCCAAAGAATGCCGGAATGATGCTTCTGTACCTCCTTGAGCAGCTCTCTCGGGAGGATGTGTTCGGCATTGGCGTATTTCTTAATGCTCATGGTTACTCTCCACTTTCTTCAACCACGGCTGCGGAACATCCGGGTTGTGAAACCTGAGCGTGCTGGGACGCGGTGTATCCGGACTGTGGATGATTTCGATATATCTTTCGGTCACGGCACCGATCTTACGGTCACCGCCGACAAAGCAGACCAGCCCATAGTCCTGACCGCAGGGGAAGCGGTATCGTCCCTGATTCTGGTATAACCTGGCTTCAGACCATTTCCGGGACATGGCTTCCTCCTTGATGGCATCAACCTTGGCCAATGCGTCGGAGCTGACTTGCTCTATACAATTCCAAGCTTCGTTTGGCGGATAAATCCAGTTGTTCTTGGGAGGTTCTGCAGGTTTCTCGGGGTTTGCCGGAACATGACGGGGAGCTTGGTAATTCTGTGGGCTGAACTGGCGGGATGCCTGCTGTAAAGATTCCTTGCCGAATTGTTGAACCGCGTATTCCTGAAGAGGATTGAACCTGCTTTTCAAGGCTTCCCATGTTGATTCAGGAAGCTTACCGGCTTTGAAAGCGGACTGGGCTGCCAGCATACGTGACCGGAGCCATGCGAAATACTCCGGTTCGAGACGTCGATAGATTTTGCCATTGTATTCAACGTCGCTGGCGGACGTGACGGCCCAGTCGAATTGTGCGGTATCCAGATCGGTGGATACAAAAAGATCGGGCTCCGGTGTGCTGCTGTCATTTTCAGCATGCGGAGCAGCTTGTTGGGAAGGCTCACACTCAGGGGAATCGAGATGCGTGAGCATGGTTTGTAAAAGGCTCATGGGTGACCTCCGGAAGTTCGGGTTTATTTTTCTTCCCGTTACTTACCGGAGCCGGAGCCTGAGTGTCGGATGGTAGAAAGCGTAGAAAGGGGTTTCTACGCCCAGAGACCTTTCTACACCCCCTTTCTACATCTCTTAACAGTAAAAATAGCAGTTAGTTATAGATATTTTTGTAGAAAGTGTAGAAAGGTATAGAAATATTACTCACGCATAGCCCGTTTTTTTTCAGGTATGCCTTCATCCCATGATTTGAAAAAATGAACAGTAAGGGGGAGTAACCTCTGAAACCTTTCTACACTTTCTACGCTTGCCTCGTAACGCTATAAATATCAGCGACTTGCGCTGTAGAAAGGTGCTCTCTGGACATTCTACATTGTAGAAAGGTCTTTCTACACCAGCGGTCTTTGTAACGATTTTACCAGCCAGATGCCGGTTTCTAATCGTTTTACGAGCGGAATAACAGTTTCGCCAGAATCTGCCGTGGATATAAACAAAAAGCCCGCAGAGGTGAATCCACGGGCCTGACTGGGTGATGGTATGAAGGGCGAAAATTATTAGACTGTCTGGATGGTGTAGAGCTTGGTTCCGTATCGTTTCTGGCTGATGACAACATCGAATCCAGCCTCGCGGATGGTTTCAAGGTCGTTGGCAAAGCGCTGGGCAAACTGCCTCGATGAATCCATTTCAAAGCGCAGACCGAAATCTCTGGCCACACGTTTGAGCGCCACGAACAGCTCCCGAGACAATACCTCCTTGAGGCAGCCGTCTTCGTCGAGCTGCACCTGATAGCGGGCAACGAACTCCTGAATGTGGTCCACCCGGCGATCGTTGTACATGTCTTTCCGGTCGGACTCCACGGCTGTTCGCCACGCTTTGAACAATGTCGAGAGCGCCGTTGCGGTGTGATTGGAATCCCGGGCGGTTTCACGACTGGTCTGGTTGATGGTCTGGATCTGCTGCTTGAAAGCCGGTGCCAGCGTCGACATTCCCTGTTCGATCTGATCCTGAGATGATCCGGCCAGCAGCATCAGATACATCAGACTGAGATATTCGTTACAGCGTCGTTTGTCATGGTTGCCAAGGGCCTCGTGCAATAGCTTCATCGCCTGTGTCCGCATGCCGTCTTTCATCATCGCCAATACCTCGCTGG